GTTGGTTTGACTGAAACAGTCTAATATATATATAATATGTACAGTAGTAAGTAAGGCTAAATATTCTAATATAGTGGATTTTCTAATCCTAAATTCTAATAATGAGTTTTCTAACTCTAAATTCGTATTCATATAATATTCCAGTGTATTAAGCTCCAGGAGGAGCTGCAAACCAGTACACGACTGGAGCACCAATCCATCCCAGGAGAACCAAATCCTCACCAGCTGCACAGTAAGTGTCAACTGCAATATTGGAATGTTCAGGACTGGTAGTTACAACCATACGCAGAGTATCACCACCTGGACTGAAAGTGGAATAGGCGTTGGATGTCCAGGGATACAATTTGGTAGTACAAAACCGGAAAGGAACAGCCATTGGAATCTCATATTCCAACCCATCCTGAGTTCTGTTTAACGTCAATGCTGTCCCAGAGGAAGTACTCCTTTTGTAAACCAAATTTGCTCTCGCTAGTTGACTGGGAGTCGAAGCTCCCAAGTTTAAGTTGTAAGAGAAAAAGGCGGCACTTGCAGCAATTTGTTGCTGATACGTACCTGTTAAACGCACTATTTGGGTTAGCTTGTTCTCAGTTTGAGGCAGTACTTTCCAACGTATGGAACCTCTCCATCCGGCAAAAGCTCGCTTCAAATAAGAGAAATAGGGAGTACCTGCATAAGTATAAGGATTCAAAGCCGCAGTAGTATCTGGTCCAGCTGGATCGAAACCAGGATCATAAGGAATCATCCTCATATCAAAGGTAGCTGAAATAACTCTGGCCTGGGTAGTAACATGGTACATACTTCGGGAAAAACAATATCTTTTAAGAAGTTGTCTAAAAGAAAGGATTCTCTCACCATAATAAATGAGAGGTTTCTCATCCAAAAGCTGCACCACAGAAGGAGCTATAGTGGTGATATTAGTAACCCCCTCTGGAGCATTTTCTTCTTCAGGGACCACTTCTGTAGCAGAAGCAGATTGCGATTCTGTGCTAAAAAACAGATCAAAATCCACACTGCTATCACCAGATTGAGCAATAGGAAAATAACTGAACTGGTCTAAAGCTCCAGAAGGATTCATAACCTCATAATCATCTCCCGCTGCAATGGAAACCAGAATTTTAAGTGGTGTAACACTATCGGGAACCACCAATTCATTCACCACGACAACATAGAACACCCCATTGCTACCATTATTAGTGGAAAGGGTTTCTGGTACGACAACTTGGGAAAAAACTGTTAAATCACTAGCGTCAACATTGGCGTAAGCATTATCTTGCATCCAAGGAAACTCAACTGTGAAATCTCTTCCCTCCGCTAAGTCAATGATCACATTGAACGTAGTGTTAAAAGGATCTCCGGTAAGAGGTCCCACGGGATCATAGATAATAGCTAAGCGGCCCCGGTGGTATTGAGATCCAACAATTTGAAATCTATATTTTAGAGTACCACTCCAAGCAGTAAAAGCTCTCGTGGCAAAAGAAAGAGAAGTTGGAATAATCCTTCGTCCACCAAGCAAAGTTGAACGCCTGTCGTGCATGGGGTTCACCAAACAAGAATAAATGGTGTTTCCAACTCCAGCACTAGGATCAAGTGGGTCCCAAGAGAATTGGTCAACATAGGATTCTCTCTTAGTCATACTTGCAATGGACAATAAATCATCTCTTGGTAAACCACACAAAGCTGGATCAATAGATAATTCTTGCTTAGCAGTCACAGTCATCTTCTGACAGGTGTCACCACCTTCTGTAACAGATAAGCTAGAGATTGGATATGATCTCATAGGCATGAGATCACTAATGACAGTTGGTTTTGAGTAACCGAAAAGTCTAGCTATAGATCCCACAGCATTGGCGCCTATCTGGGTTGCTAGCGCAAATGGGGCAATAATAGGTATCTGAGATAGGATACCAGCATACGCCGCCACTGCACTCGCCGGACCTGAAACCACTCCTTTATCGGGATATTCATCAGACTGAGCAATGCTAGTAAAATAGGCATCAAAATCAATATCAGCACGACCAGCAAACCCAACAGGAGCACAAGTTGGAGCTGTCAATTTAACATTAACCATCTGAGCAAAAACGGTAACCGACACTTTATCGGTTCCTCCGTTTACCTGAAGGAGATTGGACATACTATAAATATGCAACTTTCCTATATCATTAGGAGAATGCACACCATTAATTAAATTAAAATAATTATATGGCCAAAAGAATGGGGCACAAATACAACCACCCTTACAAGTAGAAGCATTCAAATAAATATGTGGACGTTGTGATCGAGTTATCAATTGGGTGTCACCCCCAATAGTAATAACTTCGTTAACTTCATTCATATATGCATACGAAGCTAGCAACATACCTGCATGAAAAGGAGTACCATTAACCAAAATGGTCAACATGAGGTCTCCCTTTATCATTGCGTAGTTAGCTAACTTATCTTTAACAGCCGGATTTGAAAGATAGTTAGTCCAACAGAAAATGGAATCGGTGAAAGGAGTTCCAACATTCCATGTTTTAGTTGCTATCTGAACTTTCCGCTCCAAGAATTTTGCTAAATCAGCATCAGGAGAAAACCCCTGATCAATAGCCGTAGTCTTGGTCTCGGATGTCTCGATAAACGAGCTCATGGAGCTTGAAGCATGAGTAGATGATGTGGTTGCAGCACTTTGACTCTCAGTGTCAAAGTACGTAAGGGATAGACTCCCTTGAGTCAATGGTTTACCATTATTTGTGAGTTTAATGACCTCCGTCGTGTTTAGACAATCCATAACACTTAACGTCAGAATGACGACTGACCCGATTTGTTATAAGATGAGACTCCACGGGTATGTTCTCAAATAAGATGCTTAAGCAGTCATCTCGCTCTATTCAATTGCTGCTGAATTCACAGTTGGCCAGATCTGCCATGGGTTAGTTGAACCGTAAAACGCCAACCTCCCATTCGACGAGTCTGTTTATAATGCCTAATACTATTCGAGCAGACCTAATGTCCACTCAAGTGTGCGTTGATAGGGCCATCCATGCTTATCGATAAAAAATCGTTCTACCTCAGGATGATGTCCCAAAATTGTGGTCATTCGCGAAGTATTACGCACAAATACTTCTCTTCCATGCAAAGACCATTCTCGCCGGGCGGCGAGGTAACTCTGAGCTAACTGCTCCTCATGAGAAATATTTCCTTTCTCAACATACATACACAGACTCTTCAGAATGCTCTTTTCAGCAAGGGGAGCTATACACCGTCCGTCGAGCAAAACAAAGGATCGCTTACAAAAATCGACTTCTGTAATATGGCAAAAAGGCTTAGACTCGGCATCCTTATCAGCCATAGTGTAGTTGATTCCAACTCTCTTCAGAGCTTGTGATATGGTAGTGTGGTTGTAAGAGTCTAATTTGCTACCCATGATATTATCATCGCCCATAACAGACAAAGCCACATTCCCTCGAAAAGTAGACAACTCATGTCCAGTCTTAAGATAAGCAAAACGCATGTAGATACTATTTGCGACAGAGTTGACAATAATTGTCAAGGGGTGCCCCGAAGAGTTTCCTCCAAAGAACTGAATCAAATCACCATTCATATTCGTTATTGGAAAAGAAATATCTGTCTTAATACCTTTAGAGATCATCACATCTCTAGCAGTTAAAGGTTTAAATTGTGAGCGCAAAGTGTCTAGAACTCGAAACACAGTGGATATAATGATAGCACTCATACGCTTATCAAATGTCTCAAAATCACCGGCGATAATTCTGTTTTCCCCATGTTGAGTGACAAACTTGTAAAGCTCATCCCAACTTAAGGAATAGACATTCATACCAACTGCACATTCGGTAAGAATGTTATTGTTCTGAATGGCAGCAGTTAATGAAAGATATTGTCGCCGCACGATAATTGAAAAAGCAACATCGCAAGCAGTGAAAACTCGTGTAGCACCAGAAGCTCTTTTCTTGGCACTAACAGGCTCGTCTTTGAGAGTTCCATTAAAAAGAATATCGTACCTCTCCCCAAGAAGGTACTTTGATTCTATATCATCAATCATCTGCATGACTGCCTCATTAGGCATATAATACGTTTGACCGTTCTCATCAAGAAACTCTTCAAAATACTTGTTCTTGGCGCCAGGAAAGTAAAAGCCCCCAGAAGTGCTCATATTGAGAATATCAATATAGTCCTCTCCGTGAATACCATTAACAGCTTGACGAATGGAAATGGGTTCCACATTTGCTAGCCAAGAATTGTCAGCTAACAAATGATCCAAATAGGAATCGGCACAGGCGTCAACGTCTACTTGCGTAAAATCACAAGGTAAAGACCCCTGTTGTTGGGTGGCTATAGTAAAAGGATTTTTCCATTGCCCATCCTCTTCAATACCAGACATAATGGGTTTATGAAATGGATTCTTAACACCAAAAGACTCCTCAACTTGAGTACAAATTATTGATTCAGTTACTCGCGATGTGGGCTGAACTCGGCCCTTGTAAGAGCCCAGGACAACACCATTAGAGTTGACTGCCCAATGATGGACTCCCTTGGTAGGGTGTGGTGCACATAACGGACCACTACCTGGTGATCCACGGACATACCGTGGATTAGAAGAAGCTTCCAAATACGTTGGTTCTTGACCAATATAATCCTTAAAAATGTCTTGGGAAAGCTGTGTAATGATAATACGTGGATTAGCAGCTACGGGGGATCCAGCAACATGCATGCCACTAATATAAGAGCCGCGACTACTCTTGGAGATTATGAGTGAACCGCAATCACCCTTCTTGGGAGATCTATCATCACGAACTCCATCCATAAAATCTCCCTTTACCAATCCTTGAGATGTAGTGTAAGAAAGAGGACCAAAGCGTGTAGTCAGACCTGATCCAAAATCCCCACTCACGCCTTCACTCACACGAAAAGGACGTCCAGCGCGATCGACTTTCTTAGGCAAATAGCGAAACAAGCTGCGGCGCGGGAGCAAATTAGAACTTCGAAAGATAATAATATCATTTGGAAGTCTTCTAACATCCTCTTCAACCAGAGTAAAACCCTGCGAAGGTCTCATATTGCCATACTTGGCTCCCAAGGAGGCTATGCATTGCCAAGGACCAGTACCAATAGGAAAAGCGTGACCTACTGTGCATTGCCAATTTTCAATTAATTGGAAACAGTACTGCCGTTGAGCGTCAGTAGCCCCGCGCTCTCTAACTGCTAATTCGTAAGAACTACGCATAACGGTATTCTCTATCTCACTGTCGTTGTTCTTAGAGGTAGTATTTGGAATCATAAAACCGTCGTTGTTCTCTGATGACTTCCAAATATTAGCTTGAGCTTCTGCCTGTTCCTTCCTAAAACCAGTAGCAAGAAGCAATCGATCAAAGAGAATGGTAACAATTCTACACGCACCATAAGTCATAGTGAAAGTTAACATCAAATCTAGTGCTATCGCCACTTTCTTAGGAATGCGCACACTATAATACTTTTGTATTGCAAAGTACACGAGTTGACGATTTCTTCCACTCTTCATAAGATAAAGAAGAATCTGATCGAAAACTCGGGTAGGAAGAAGCTCTCCTACAGACATGATATAATTAATCATCTCTGGGGACATAGTATCTCCGATATCTGGAAAATTTGGAAGAATACTAATGTACAAAGCAGGATCCAGAGATATACCCAGTTTACGCATGACAACGGCAGTGGGCCGAAACACCAACTCATTCATAACTCGCACGACTGGTCTGGCCGCTAGTTTTCCCAATCCACCGGCAACTTCTCTAAAACCTTGAGATTCCAGATCAGACTCTTCGACATAATCTGAAGTGTCCAAGCTTTTTTCCTGTCTCTCTTTATAATCTGCAACATCATCGACAAAATCTGGGTTGTCTTTGTTTCTAGATTTACTCTGGGCGAAAAAGCAATCGGTGCAATTGAAATTAGATAAAACACCATGTTCGCAGATAGTGACCTTAGGATCAATAACTAGGCCATCCATCATTGATTGAGTAGATCTTTCGTGGGAGAGAATCTTCTTGCATAAGAAAGCCTGAAGCTCAGCCATCGAGCATTCATCACTCTCTCGCAATGGGTCGGGTTTATAGAGACGATAATCACCTCTAGTCTTACCCTGGCTGTCAACATACATGTAGTACGTTTCAACCTTAAAAGTCCAGGCGTCTTCCACGTGTTTCATTTCTTTCATCCTACCAAGTGCAGAGTCCCAATAAGCTGGTTTAACTCGAGGTTCAATGACGTAGGGCAGACGACGTAATATAGCTTCTGGACACGAACCAGCATGCACAGCATGTAAACCTTTC